GCTTCGCATTGGTTGCCTTTACCTTTCCAATGTCGCCGCCAAATCGCGCCAGTACCTCGGCCACGATGGCTGCAATGAGTTGTGACAACCAGGCCATCAGTCGGCCTTGCTAGCGTCCTTGGCGAGGATCAGGCCCACGCCAGCCATGATGGCCGCGATGCACGCACCAATGTCCGGCACCGTGGTGGCGTCATTATCCGTGAACGCCTTCAAAGCCGAGCCAACGGCGACGAGGATTGCGGCGATGCCAGCGCTAGTGGTCTTCCAGTTCTGCTTCATGTTGGTTCCTTTTGTTAGGCCCAGACCCGCATGGGGTTGGACGGTGGAGAGTCAAGAATATGTACAGCCGTGATCTGCGCAAACGTCAGTTCGCCCGCAACGCGCAGGCTCAAAATCGATGCGCTTGACCACGACACAGATACAAGCGGCAAGTTTCATACGGCAACCCATTCCTCAATATTTTCGTCCCATTCCCACGGCCCCCCTGGCGGTATCGGAGTAGGGGCTTCCCAATTGCAGGTCGATTCGTTCAACGCCCAAGAAACATAAGGCTTGGGAGGTATAAAAGCGTTGCGAATTGAATCGAATGTAAACCCTGCGCTAGGAAAGTTGAATCGTTGTCCGCCATTACGCCATGCCTCGTACCAGGATTCGCCGCCCAAATTGTTTTTGCACCAAATAACAGATTCGGCGCAAACAACCCGTAGGACAATGTTGTCGTCATTAAGTTCTGCTGCGTAGATCATGCTGTAAATGTTCCGCTTGTAGAAAGCAGGTGGAAGGTAAATCCACCGTCTTGAGATGTGGACATCGATCCTGTGTAAGAAACAGATCTCGGAGATCCCGCGTATTTCACAACGACAAGGCCGTCCGCTCCATTGCCACCGGATTGACCCGCTCCACCGGCTGTTCTACCGCCGCCACCGCCGCCTGATCCGTTAGACGTTGCGTTGCTTCCGGCAACACCTGCTCCACCATTTCCACCACCACTTGAACCAGTGCCAGCGGTTCCTAGGTTACCCGTTTGAGCTGAACCACCACCACCACCGCCTCCAGCGTATGAAACACCGGCAATGGTGATTCCCGTTCCTCCGTTGCCGGAAGTCAATGTGCCTGAATTTGCATTACCTCCGGCTGACGCTTGACCTCCGCCACCTCCCGAAATGGCATTCGATAAAGCATTTCCGTCGCCGCCTTTGTTTCCCTGACCGCTAGTTCCTGTGCCCCCCGTCGTGGAAATTCCACCTGCTCCACCACCTGAACCACCAGCAATACCATTTGCATTGATAGACCCACCACCACCGCCGCCAGTTGATGAGTTGCCATCCCAAGTGGAACCAGTACCACTAGCGCCGTTTCCTGAACCTACCGCGCCATTTCCGCCAGCACCTATAACGACGGTGTAAGAGGCGGCCGGGGCTAGCGTAGGAGTTAGTAAAAGAACGCCTCCAGCACCACCACCAGCGCCAGAATTACGCCCACCACCACCGGCGCCAGCGATGACAAACACTTCAACGGAATATGGTCCGCCTGCGAGGTTGTTCAACATAACCAACTGCTCGGTCTGCGAACGAACGTTCGGACGGTGGAACCGACCCAAGAGGCTTCGCATCGCTAGCTCCGATCAGATGAAGGCGTAGAAGCAACCCATCGTTCCGGTCGAAGACTCAACCTGGATCGTGATGTACTGCATACCGATGGTGTCAATCACCACGCCGGCTGGCGGCGTACCAGCAGCCGCTGCCGTGCCTGGGCTGTAGACGTTCACGGTCGGAACACCAGTGCCAACACTAATCGCATGGAAGAAGTGCTGCGTCGTGCCGTTCACAGACAAGCTCGGGATGCTGCCGGATGTAGCGTTGTACGAGCAAGCGCAGTCGGCAAGCAACGTCGGGATATACACCGGGGTGCCGTTCGTCTGCACGTACGTTGTCCAGCCGATTACGCGGAAGCCAGGCGTCGTTGCGTTGTTCGCGCTGTGGAACGGCGTCAAGCGCAGCAGGCTCGGCTTGTCGCCAAGGTTCGTCGGAACCAGAAACGTCTGCCCGGTCGTGGACGGGATCGTGGCAGTCGGGACGGAGGTGTCGTAGGTACCGCTGCTAGCGGTGACGAGGCCAGTCGTCAGGTAACTTGGCTTATCCGTAGCGATGATGATGTCGGTAGGCATGTTGATCCTTTAGTTGAATGCGCGGATGAGGTAGTTAGCGACAAGGCTCATGCTCGCTCCGATGGCCGCTGACCATCCAAGCATATAGCCCCGCGAATGCTCGAGCGAGCGGATACGTGAGTCATGCTCCTTGAGCTGATCCTGCTGGTGGCTTTGCATGGCGATCAGGGAATCGACCTTGCCCTCTAGCCGGCCAATCGCAAGAAACAGTTCTTCGGTGTGAGAACTAGTCATGCGCTGGCTTCCAATGCAGCAATGCGAGCGGCCTGGGATTCCACGATTGCCTTGAGTTCCTGAATGGATTTGGTCAGAAGTGGAATGATGTTCTGATATGCAACATTCAGGTATTCACCACCTTGCGACACAATCCCTTCAAGATAGGGTTGCCCAGCCAGGGCGGTTTGCAACTGCTGCGCAATGAATCCGGTTTGCACAGTTTGATCAAATGACCAATCAGAGTTGTACACAAAGGTCACTGGCTCAATAGCAGCAACAATATCAAGGCATGAGCCAATGGGATTGATGTCGTGTTTAATTCGGCTATCAGATCCGTTCACATACGCACCAGCGCCCCACACACCCGTGCCGTTGCATTGAAGGTTGTATGCGCCTTGATCAGTGGTTCCTGCAATAAATACTTCTCCCGCAGAAGTAATACGCATTCGTTCTGTGTTTCCTACCCAAAATGACGTATGCGCCGCAGCATTTGTGTCGGTGTTTTGCAACCGAAATGCGCCAGTCTGATACTTGAGGATTTGTCCGATTGAGGACGGACTGCCTGCGGTGTTGTGAGTAATCAGACGAATCCCAGATGACGCAGATGCGCCAGTTGCGTAGTTGTAAATGTCGAACAGCCTGGATGTGTCGCCAGCCGCATTCGCATTTCCAAGGATTAGGTCGCCTAATGCCTCAATACGCAGTCGCTCATTTCCACCAGTCTGAAATCTATGCTCATTCCATGCATTGCTCACAGAATTGCTTGAGCCATCAGATTCCAATGAACTTGGGGTTGCAACTGTTCCATAAATAAATTTACCAGCAACTTGCAATGGCGCTTGTGGATTTGCAGTTCCAATGCCAACGCGGCCAGAAGAATCAATGCGCATTCGTTCGCTTGATCCAACATCAAACCGCATGTGCGCAGCAGCATTGGTGTCCGTATTTTGAATGGCGAATGAGCCAGTTTGATACTTGGTCAGTTGACCAACTGAAGACGGGCTTCCCGAAGTGTTGTGAGTAATCAACCGAATTTGAGAAGAGGCTGACGCACCATTTGCATAGTTGTAAATGTCAAATGCGCGTTGCGTATCCCCGGCCGCATTCTGATCTCCAAGGATCAGGTTGCCGCCTGAAGCAACTCGCATCGTTTGCGTTGTGTAATCGAAAAAACTCACATCGCGACCAACGCCGCTGTTTGCATTGTTGGCTGTCAGCGTAAGGCTGACAGGAGAAGTGTTGTTTCCCGTGTTGGTTCCCGCAGCAGCAGATGGCAACCCATTGCTGTCGAAATACAGGAACTTGCTTGCGCGGATCGCCGACGTTGGCAGCTCCATGTTCAGGCTGCCGTCCGAAATCGGACCCTTCAGGCTGCGGCCCACGTCCTCAAACATCTGCTGGATTTGGATCGTTGCCCGGTCCAGCGAGTCCGTGATGACCTCGGGGTAGAACCCGCCCTGGTTCGTCAGGTCGGTTGGCTGAAGGTTGGCGATGTCTGAAGTGATTGTCAGCGTGAATCCGCTCGCGAGTGCGCCAGCGACCAGCGTGACGCTTCCGCCAGGATTCGTGTTTTGATTGCCGTTCAGTGTGACCGTGTAATCCGTCGTCAGCACTAGCGTCGTTTCAACGCCAGTTGAACTGTTCAGGCGGATCACGTCCAGATCAGACGCCGCGAATACCTTGAAGGTAAATGGAAAGACGCTGGCAGATCCAGTTCCAACAAACGGGCCGGCAATGCGCGTTGTGCTGCTAATTGTCAAGGTCAGGACTCCTGTGAAGTCGGTGCAAACCTATTGATATCGGTCACGGATACGGGCACCATCATCGCTTCTTTGCTCCAGTTAGTGGTGCCAAAACATTCTTTGTTTCACCCTCATACAGCGCCTCAAGGCCATCAAGCGTGCGGTTCACCTGGGCGCTCGGAAGGCCAGTAAACGCACCGATCATGTTGACTGCCGACTTGCGGAACGCGGTATCAAATTCACCCTGCGATGCTTGTGTTGCAAACTGGTATGTCTCACCGACTGCTCTCAATCCGGCTGGACCGCCATAGCCCATGCGCGGTCCTTCGACGCCAAAGATCATCTTTCCAACCTCGCCAAACTCACGAGCAATGACCATCGTTCCCATCAGGTAAGACAACTGCTCTGCGGCAAGCTCTCGTCCAATCTTGCTCATATCCCACTCCTCGTCCTCGCCTCCCTTTCGTGGGATAAGCGCCTGCTTCAGCATGTAGGACAGAACAACTGGAACAACGAACAACATAACGTAATCGGCTGCCAAACGGCCCTTGTTCTTGTTCGTCATCGTCTGCACAGCAGCCATGTTGTAGACCGTGTTCATGTACCCATAAAACACCGTGAACAACTTGACCGCAGGACCGCCACGCTCAACGCGAGCAAGATCCTTGACCATGCCTCCGCCCTGCGAGTCAATCACCGCCTGGTCCGCAAGCGCAATAGCAGTCTCCTCATCGCGTCCTTCGTACATGGCCTTCTCGTATGCACCATGCCACGTCGGTACATCGACCATGCGCTGCATCCGCATCATCAGGAAGTAGGTACCCATCTGCACGCGGCGCATGGCGACACTTTGGCCTTGCACCATGTTCCGGATCTCGTTTAGTTCTCGGAATTGGGTGCGGCTTCTGTTCCGCATAAACTCTGACTTCTCATTTACCTCTCGCATTGCAATCATCGGATTCTGCGCGACATATGCAATGCCGCGACCGATCCACCTTGCGCCGACGCGCACAATGGACTGGTTGAAACCAGTGATCTGCATGGCCGCACTCACAATGTTGAAACCTAGGCCAGCAGAACTAATGCCCTGCCGCAGGAAGTTCAGCGCCATCTCGGCTTCGTTCTGCACGCCACGCTCGCCGGCAGCGACATCCTTGATCCAGTTCTTGAGCTGCGCCACATATTCTGGTCCGTATCGGTTTCGCACAGCCTCATCGAACGACTTGGATCGCATCAGACGGTTCGCCTGAATCAGCCATTCGTGCCACGTCAGATCGTGGATCACATCATTGATTCCGCCATACATGCCAGCCAGTGTGTACAGCAGCGGTTGATCTTCAACCTTGCGAACACGCGATTTCACGAAACTGCGTCGCGTCGTTGCGGTTGTGTATGAACCCGCCAAATCGCGCTTGGCCTCATCGGCCTCAGACATCGTTTCGGCCCGTTGTGATGCTCGAGGATCGTACTTGATCGGGTAATAGCCACCACGAAGCGTGACAGTCTTTCCGTCCGCAGACTGAACCACAAGCGGCTGGGGCTCAACCCATGCCGGCTCTTTGCCGTACAGGCGGCGTTCCTTCTGTCCAATCATTGGGCGGTACTTCTCAAAGTAGTCCCAAATCTGCTGGACCGTATTTAGTTCGTCCTCGGTCAGCGATTGCAGAACAGGAAGGACGGATTCAATGCTCCAACCCTCTCCATCCAGTAGGCGCTGCATGTTGCCAGCGTTGCCCATGTTTAGGGCCACGACTAGGCGTGCCTCGCGATTCATGGCTCGGTTGATCGTCGGGAAGAAAATGCCCTTTCCACCCAGCTTTCCAGCGCGGAATACTGGTTCAAGGATCTTGGTCAGGTCAGCGGTTGCTTCTGCCCTCATGGTCGTTTCTGTATCTCCGGCTTCGTTTGCAGACCGGATCAGATAGTTCCACAACGGCCCGCCATCCTTACCACCATCCATGATGCGGACAATTGATGCGGCCTTCAGGTGCGCCGCCGCGAATCCCTTCATGGCCGTGACGGCCCTGCCGATGTTGGTAGTCGCCGTCCTGGCGTTGGCCTTGCGGTCGCCAGCGTTATCTACAACGCTCTTTACGATCTCATCCCGAACCGCCTGAAACTCTGCCTTTTCCTTTGCCAACAGAATCTTGCGTTCGTTCTTTCCGATGTATTCAAGTTGTTTGATTGCATTGACAAGATCGCGGAAGTCCGCGATGTTCATGTTCTTGTACGGGATGCGCGTGTCACGCATTCCTATGGCTTCGGCAATGTCTGGGACCAGGCCACGATCCTCAAGCGATGCCAAGAACTCTGATAGCGTTCGGACGCGATTGGCCTCATCTGCCGTCATCGGCGCGATGTTGAACCGATCCAGCAGACCTGCGATTTGGTCTGCAACGTCCGCGCCCATACGCTGGCGATTGCTATCACGCAACACCCTTCGCAGATACCGAACTCCATCGTCGATTTCGTCGCGGACCTCAAGCGCAGTCTTTGCCAGTTGGTTGTTCAGGAGCTGCGCCCGCTTGGCGCGTACCGCCATATCAGGCTTGTTGTTTTGCATCGCAGCCGTGGCCTCTCGGGATGCCTTGGCCTCTGCCGCGATGAACTCGCTGGGACGCAGTTCTCCCACGCGCTTGCGGTCGATGACCTGTTGGGCTGCCTGGCGAGCGGCTTCCATCAGCACCCGTACTGGCTGCCGAATCTTCCCCATAAAACGCAACTCAACACCCACCAGCCGCGCCCTAGCCTCGTTGTGGAGCGCCTTTTGGATCTCCTGCTCACGGGCCTCCGGCGTGTTCATCTCCCCGTACACGCGCAACATCTCCGCGTCAGTCCGGTCCTCCACAACCTCCCGCATCGGTTTAGCGTCAGCCAAAGCCTGTAGGAGGCTTGCGCCAGCCGGATAGCCAAACATCTCGGCCACGACATCAGGATGCAGCCCATCGTCCTGTAGGACGCCAAAACGACCACCAAGGCGCCCCAGGTCTACGGTTGGGGCAAACTCTGCCGCCAGCACCCTGTCAATCCTGTGTACTCCCTCAGCCTTCGTAGTGGCACCGTCCGGTGCCACGATTTGCGCCCGCTTCAGGAACGCCATTGCCCGGTACAAAGGATCCTGCTGCACCTCGCGCTGGACACGTTCTCGGACTTCCTTGCGCTGGGCGGTGTGCCGCGCCTGCATGTCCTTGATGATCCGGCTACGCGCCCGCGACAGCCATTCCATCTGCCGCAGACTGGCCTTGGTCATATCCGCAATGGCCGCATTGGTGGCTTCGCCAGCCATCTCCTGATATGCGGCCCACTCAGCATCGTCCATGCCCTCGGGCTTGACGGTGAACTGGCCGCGCATTTGTGCCACGGCCTGGGCCTGCTTGATTTGCCGCTCGTCTGCCAGCATCCGGTCAAAGACCGCCCGCAGTTCGTCATTTAGGACAGGCAGTTCGCGGCCAAACTCTCGGCGGTAGATGGCCTGCTGCTGCGTGATGAAGTCGGCAATGCTCTTGTACGCCCTGCGGAAGAACGCAAGCATGCGGTCAAACACGCCGGCCAGTTCAAGACTCGGAGCCTTGCCCTCAAACAGATAGATCTCCGCGTTGTAGGTGATCGTTTCAATCAACGGCCTTGAGGTTTCAAACGGCATTGCGTTGAACGCCGCCATTCGTGCCTCTGGCGTGTCTCCAGCAACGCCCATGAACTTGAACATGGCATCCAAATCCGCAAGCATCTGCGGCGTAGCCGTGCCGGCCATCGCCTGCTTGGTGTAGTAATCGACGTAGAAATGCGTGAGTTCGTGCGCTCCGGTCGTAAAGTCAGCGCCCGGACCAAACAGAATCTTTAGCCGCGCAGGATCATATCCGCCTCGGGCTGGGCCGGGAGATGGCATAGCCTGAAACAGCGGAAGGCCGGACTCAAGCTTCTTGACCATCTCAGGCGTGACTGCGAAGCCTGGCTGCTTGCTAATGCCGCTCTCCAATTGCGCACGGATATCGTCCGCTTCCAAATACGACGCCACATTTTCACTAAAGCGAGTTCCATCATTTGCTTCTAGCCAATACTGCGTCCCATCCGAACGCACCGAAAGATTTCGCATCGTTCCCTGTTCGGTGATGCCAACTTGGCTAAGCTTCCCGCCGCCGTACTTCTTGAGCAGCTTGTTTACGGCAGCAGGCACGATCTTGTCGTAGAAGTCGATCATTCCCTTTCCGCCAACCTTCAGGCCATCGCCGCTAATGTCGCCGCTGCGCTCGGACATGACCTGGTCGGCAATCTCTTTCGGGATAATCTCGTCCAGCGGCTTGCCGTCGAACTGGCTGCCCGTGGAAATAGCAACGCCACGATCATCAATTGGAATCTCAATGAGATTGCCTTGGATCGGAGTAATCGTGACCAACTTTGTCGCACCACGAGAGTCGTATCCGGTCCACGAAACCTCGCGCACCTGCTTATTTAGGTCGTAGCGATCCGCGCTCTGCTGCCCGTTTACGAACGCAACGCGGTCGTAGTTTCCCTTGATCGCTTCAAGCATGATCTGCTTGAGGCCGAGGTTCAACCAGCCGTCAGTATTTTCAACAAACGGTGCGCGTGGAATGGAAGCGTCGTTGATTTCGTTGTTGTACGCCTCCGCATTGCGTTCAAAACGCTCATATGCCGCTTCAGCCTCAGCGCTGCCGGGAACGGCAGCATCAAGCGCAGCTTTCGACGCGTTATATTCATCAATAATTTCCTGCCTACGAATATCGGTAGGAACAAATCCAGTCTTTCGTCCGGCCTGTCCCCAATCGCTCTGCACTTCCTCAACAAACAACACGCGCTTGCCACTGGCATCGACGCGGTCGTTCAATCGGATGTGAGCAACGACATTGCGTTGATCCCAATGCGATGATCGGAAAGGTTCGTTTTTTGCAATAGCAACAACCCTGTCGCCTTCCATTATGTTTCGTGTTCCCAACGCATCGTTTGGCAGCGTCAACAAGATCTCGCGGTAGTTCTCGCCGCCTGGGAGTGTGTATTGGCCGTACTTCGTTTCGCCGCTTGTTCTATCTGTTGCAGTTGCGCGATATTCAAATCCCTCCAGATTTTCCGCAACAAACGTATCAATGTATTTCTGTCTGGCACGATTCGCGTTGCCCCATGAACTGTGCGTACTACGAATGTTGCCTGCATCCAATACCGACCATTCTTCATCGTCGGTTTGGATGACTTCATATAGTTCTTCAGCCGCATTGCGGTATTCACGCTCATCGGAGGTTTGATATTCCTCCGCTGCACTTTCTGCTTCGGCTTTGGTTGCAAATGTCTCTAGCGGTCCATCACGACGCCGAACCACCCAAACGGTGTCTAAATTTTCTTGCAACTGAACGCGCTCCACGCGCACGCCGTTGTTCTTGAGGAACTCGGTCACGGCCTCCTTTGTGACCTTGCCATCCTGCATGTCAAGCCAGTCCGTCAGGCCGCTCCAGTCCACCTCGTCCTGCTTCACCTCGCCCTTGTTTACAAGCCCCTTGATCCGCTCCTTCCAACCGGACGGCGCGATGCTCTTGGCGTCGATGGCATTGACGGACTTTGCGAGCGCGGAGTAGAAGCCTGGGCTGACGGGAGCCTGCTCAAACATCGCCGCCTGCTCCATGATGTTGGGCGACGTGCGCGCAGCAAACTCTTTCAAGTCCTGAATCAACTCTGCGTCAACTGCCGTTCCATCAAACACAAAATCGCGATATGGAACTTGGACACCGGCTTCACGCGCTGCGGCTCGCTCTGGCGTAACGGGTATTTCGTGATCGGACAAGCGAATCAGCGTGTTTCCCTTGCGGTAATACCTGGATTTGCTCGGCGCAGGTGATTCGTAATCCAACACGAATCCCGCATCGGTCAAAGTCTTTGCCGCCGTTGCAAGTGATTCATCAATCTTGCCGGCCAACGCCGAAGCCGCGGCTTCTCGAACGCGCTCGTTCTCCAAAGCTTCCATGCGCTGCGCGGCCTGGTATTCCTCGTATCGTGCTGGATTGGCCGCAATCCATTGTTGTTTGGCCTTTTTGGCAGCGGTTTGTATGTCCTTGCTTTTTGGCTTTCCATCAGCACGGCTCGCCTCCTTGGCTGCGTCCATAACGCGACCAAGTTCTGCGTCAACAGCTGAAATAACATTGCGATTCGCCTGCTCAAGAGGTCCGGTAGGAGCAGCCATGCTTTCGTCGCGCACCTGCGGAACACCAACGATCTCGCGCAGTCCGCTCTCGGCCTCAAACTGGGACGGCGTCATCCCACGACGTGCAGCCTGCGTAACCACGAATGCCTGATGCACAAGTGATTCGACTTCAGCCATTGCAGGATCACGACCAGCAGCCACCAATTTATCGCGCATGCTTGATGCGATCTGATCCGCTTCCTGAACAAATGCACTCTCTGCCTCGGTCTTGGCATCAAGCAGGGCACGAGCCTCCTCAACCAACGCCTCGCGGCTCTGCTCAAACTGCTGCGCCTCCATTGCGCTCATCGCATCTGGCGACAGGCGCATATGCGGCATTAGTGCGTCTCCCAACTTCGTGCCTGCTAAACGCGCCGCAAACTGCGAGGTTGGCAGCGTAACGTCGTTGCCAAGTTTGACGGCCTGACGCACCTGCTGCGCCATACCAGGAATGATGGCGTCAAGTTGCGTGTCAGTCACTCCGGCCTGCGTCAGCACGTCGCGAATGGTTGCGCCATCAACAAACACCGTATCAGCGCCGGTTCCGTCAGCCGTTGCTGCCACAAACCGTTCGTATGCTCCAGCATCTCGCGCCTTGAGCTTTGACTCGGTGGCGTTCTTTGACAGATCATCGAAGAACCGCGTCTGCTTCGTGGCCTTGTTAGCCCGCCGCAAATCGACATACAGGTTCGCGCCTGGGCCGATACCGCCAAGAATGGACCCGCCCATTGCTCCCTGCACAAACGAATCCAGCACGCGCTTGGCCGCATCTCGCATGGTCGTTTCGCTGTCGATGCCCTCCATGCCCTTGGCAAGTTCCTCGCCGGCAATGTTCACAATCTCCTGCAAACCTTCCTCTGTCGCTTCTGATCCGACTTGGACAACATAAGCCTTGCCGGCTGCCGCCAGCGCGGCGCGCATCGTCGGCTTCTGTATTGCTTCTGCAATTTGCTCGCGCATCACGCGCACTGCCAATTGTCGAAACGGAGCTGCGGCGACCTTCATGCCAACGGCTTCAACCACGCCGTTCAGCAAGCCAGCGCCGACAGCAATTGGAACTGCCGTGTCATCGCTAATACCCTGTTCCTGAAGGTCCAAGTACAGGTTTCCGGCTTCCATTTTTGCCGTTGTCAAAACAATGCCCGTTCCCAAACCGCCAGCAAATCCAGTCATTGTGCCAATGCCTGGGATCACAGATCCTGCTGCGCCGCCAACCAAACCAGCGCCGACCACCTCTCGCGCCTGAGCCACATTTTGCGCCACGACTTCGGCAGTTGATGCGATAATGCCACCGCCGGCAAGGTCACGCATCTCGGCCTGAATTTGCTTGGCGCGAGCAAAGTTTGTTTCCTCTGCCTCCCCCAAGATTGCCCTCGTACCAATTTCTCCACGCTCTGCGACAAGTTGGCCGCGCATGTATCCGCGAGCCAATTCGCCAGCCGTGTAATACATTGGCCTACCGGCAGCTGCACGGCCAATGTCTGCAAAGAATGAACCAACACGGTCGAGTGTTCCAATATCGTCACTCGCCTCGTTCGCAAATGTTCTGTCGGTCAAGAAGCCCGCAAGCACCGGGTTCGCACGCGCAATGTCGCGGCGCTGTACATCGGCCATGAATGCGCGCTGCCGCACGTCATCCATGTTCCGCAAAGCGATGTCCTGTCCGATACCAATCTGTGAACCAATGCGCTTTGCTTCCGCCGCCTGATCCGGATTCACCTGCGATGCGCCCATCAGAGACGCCATAAGCGGACCCTGATTCTGGTTCACGATTGCCACAACATCCGGATCGACTGGCTTGATGTCTGGCAATTCGTAATCGACTTGCGCCGCCATCGTCTGCTGCGGTTGTGCGCCGATGATGTCTAGCACGTCGCGGTCTACTGCACCTCCAATATTCTGCGAAGGTGCGAACTGCGCTCGACGGTCGTCTGGCGTAAACGGAATCATTCGGACGGCCTGCCCTTTCGAAGCCAATAGTCGGCGATCTGCTGCATGGTTGGATTTGTGACGCCCGCCTTGCGGAACTCTGGCAACGCCACGTTAGACACAAACGATTGCGGAACACTCGACAACGTAACGCGATTTTTCCCAACCATGACGTACGCGGTTTGGCGCTGCTCTGCGGTCATGGCACCAAGTCGCATCTCGTTGTCAAATACCCAATCAGGCTCATATCCCTTTTCGTTGTATTGCAGGATGACCTGATCCAGTACGCGCTGCTTCTCGGTTCGATTCAGCGGTCGCTTCATCGCACTCTGCATGTCATCAATCTGCGCCTTGAACATGTTGCGGAGCGTGAGCGATTCGTTCTTCTCCGAGTCCGTTCGCGGGTTCGTCAAGCTAGTCATTCCATTTGCCAAGAACGTGGCCTCAACCTGATCTGCGTCAAGCGTGGCCGCGATCACCTTGTCTGGAGCGTTCATGTCTCCGAGCAACTTGGTGTAGGTCTGCCGCGTCATGCGACCACGGTTTTCTTCCAAGTACTCGCGAGTCAGTACCGAAGGATTGCGTGCCAACTCCTCCATGACTCCAAGTTCATCAACCTCGCGCTGCGACTTTAGGAATCGCGCCTGATCGGTCGGCTTCAGCCGGCCCCATGCGGAAGGAGGGATCTTATTTACGTCATTGCCAGGTATGGCAAGGAACTGCTCGGTTCGGTCGATCAGGAAGTTGTATTCCTGCCGAGCCAATGCCTCCTCCTGCCCGTATTGGGTCCGCAGAGCCGCCTGGACGCCCTTGCGGATCTCCGGGTCTTTGATCCCGTCAGCAATGTCCAAAGCGTCCCTGAGCGATGCTGGAGCCTCCTGCGGGTCGTTGGCCTCATCATTTGGGCTTCCAACGCGCCCATATCCCTTGATGGTCGTTGCATATTCATCAATTATGAAGCGATCCCGGTTTGCATCAATTGATGCCATCAGGCTGTCACCCGCCCTGCGCTCCAAATTACCAGCCTTGCGCTGGGCATCAACCCACTTGTAAGCCTCGTCGTAGCGGTTGTCCAGCATCAGTCGATTGACCACCCCTGTCGTAAGTTGCGTATCAAGTTGCTGCTGAATTGCCGTGAACTGCGCCGAACCCTCTGGAATGCCGGACAGCGATGCAGCCTGCTTTAGTTCGTTTAGGGCCACGCCACGATTGATCTCGTAACCACTCAACAGTTCGCCGCGATTTTCAAAGTCCTGAATCGCAAGAGCTGCGTACTGATCCGCTCGAGCGCGAGATTCATTTGCCGCAAAGACCTTCACTTCCTTGTCGCGGTGGTCGAGTGCTTGCGCCTGGAACGTCATCATGTTCCGTGCAAGTACATTCTTGAACATCGACTTCTGTGTATCGTTCTGAAGTCCGTCTAGCGTCGATTGTCCAGCCTGCGTCAATGCGTCTGCTGTCGATGCGTACCGCGACTCAGCGTCCTTGCCAACAGTTCGCAGGTATCCCTGATCGCCACGCAGCATGGAATTGGCTTGCTGGAGGAATGCGATATCAGCGGCCTTGGTCTGTGCCTCATCAATACCGTCCTGAATAGCACTACCAAGACGGAACACCTGATTTCCAGCACCCGTCATGGCTGCACCGAACCGCACCTGCTGAGGAGCGGCAAGGTTCTCTGTCACCGCCACCTGTGGTGCTTGGAACTGTCCAATGTCACCACCGCTCTGCGAAGCAACCTGCGGTACGAACGATGTAGGTACGGTCGGCATGCTTACATCCTCTGCGTAGAAACGCCAGCCAGAAGTTCCTCAATGCGCCTATTTCGCGCCCACGATCCAGCAATGTCTGTTGCGCTGCCGAGCAGACTTGTACTGAGCGACAGCCCAGGATAGATCGTGCTGGCAGTTGCCTGAAGGTTCTGCGCAGAGATGTCAGCCATCGTTGCACCGACACCGATGTTGAACGCCTGCAACTTGGCCGCCTCCGCTGCCCTAACATTGGCCGCATTCATGGAAAGCTTGTCGATCTCCTTGACCAAATCCATGCTTCCAAGAACCTCTGCCGGCGCGCCTTCGCTCAACACGCCTCCACGAGCCGCAAGCGCAGCCTTGGCAGACGCACGGGCCTGCCCCGCCTGCATTGTGTAGCGACCGACGCGCTCCTGCCCCTCGCGCATGATTCCGCCGGCAGCAAACCGCGCCATGCCCTGATTGACACGCGCCATCTCGGCTGCAAACGCCTGATTCTGCGCCTGCATCTTGAGCTGGTTCTGCTGGCTCTGCGCCGTGTAATACGAGCCGATGGCACTGTTGGCAGCGCCAAGAATCGCCATGATCGGGCCGGCAATCGTCATGGCCTGCGACAACTGAGCCATATTGAATCCAGTCCCAGCACCACCGCTCTGCGCTGCGTTCAACGCCGCCTCGTTTTGCATGGACGCGATTTCTGGGATTTTCGATTGGGTCAATAGCGTGTTATCCAATCCCGGATAACTGAAGCCATTCCCAGGCGTTGTCACGACGAATCCCATATTAGCCTCCGATCACAACCTCAAGAGTCAAACCGACCACACTCAACGGAAGCGGATCAAGCTGACGAATGAATACTTGGCCGCTGTTTGCCCACTTCGGCATCAGGTCCACATCCACCTCATCGCTCTTGAGCGCGGGCGGACTGCCATACGGTTCTGTGCTGCGCTGCTTGGCTTCCACCAAATTGTCTGCATCCGGGCCAACGAAGATGCCACTCGACTGAAACACGCGAAGCGTTGCCTTGTTGATGTTCTTGCGCCGCCCCTGTCCAGCGCCGTCAATGTTGATGGTCAATGGCAAAGTTTGCAGGTCACTCTCGTATGGCAATCCGACATGAATCACGGTGAACGCACGATCCAGCGTGATGCTGCCAGACACAACTGTTTCCTGCGGCTGTACCGCACCGTCTGCCAGAATGCTGACCGTCTTGCCTTCCAAGTGTGACAGACCACTGACGGTGTTACGTGCGAACGCCCAAACTGCGGTCGCCACGCTACGAAGCGCAACTGGTATCACCTTGTCCACTCGGGCCGTAGCCACGGTGCTACTGGTAGTAGACAAGATCGTGAGTCGATATTGCACTCCATCGCTGTCAGTAAGCACGATGGCGTCGCCAACATCGCTCGTGCCTGGGAACACGAAGATGCCGCTGGATGCAGTCACCGTCAGCGTGTCTGCCGGCCCCCAAGTTGATCCGCCAGTCACCGTGACTGTTGTTGCCGTTGTGTTTGTGCCATCATAAGACAGACCACAGTCCACAAAGAAACAGTCCTCAAGATCCGTGATTTGTCGGGTTTCAAACCGCTCAACATATCGCTTTGTGACAGAGTTGATTGTGCGCTTCACAATGACGTATAGCGCGTCCTCGCTACCTTCGGCGATTGCCGTGCAGGATTCGTAGGTGCCATCCGTATCGTGCCAATGCCAGGCAGCGACCTGCTGCTCAGGCACATACGTGAGGCCAAGCAGATACCCATTGTTCGACACAAACCACAGGAGCGGCTGCGGAGACTTGCTGTAGCACATGTCAGTGATGTCACGACTGTCGAACAGGTGCGCTGCACGAAGTGACAAATCTCCAGTAACGAAACCGCTTGCCTGCCACGAGTATCCCAGTTCGCGGACATGCCCGCCACGGGCAGCACAATAGATCACCGTGTTGTTCACAATCGACGGCTGCACATTATTTGCGCCGATGTATGACTGGGGACGCACTGAAATCGTGGTCGGTGTAATGACATCGCTGTTGACCGGGCTGATTCTCCACTCCGCCGCACTGGTGAGCGTCAAGAGCTGCGTGAGCGGAACAATGTGGCGAATGGTGTTCGCCTCTCGCGCAGCCACACGGAACTTGATTCGATCAGTTTCCTCAGTCGGAATCGAATACGACATATCCGATTCCGTTCCACTACGCGTCATCAACATCGTCTGCGGAGCATTGTTCGTGCCTGCGAAGATTCGACGCTGTTCGAAATAACTGACCGCGCCTGGGTAGTCGTTCGCGCTGTTGAACACGGCGTCATACACGGGCGGAGTAACGCTCATGTCTGGACCGATGTTATTGTCGATGATGGATGTGCCGTCGGTTTCGCCGATGAACCCATACAAGCCACCCTGCAACTTGTAGACGCGATATCTAAAAGCTCCAGCAACGGCTGTCCATTGGATCGTCACGTAACTTCCAGCGGTTCCGAAATCCAAGTTGACACTGACAGATGAACTTTGAGCCGACTCACTAATCAGGTCAGAATCAACAGCCGTGACCACATACTGATAAACGTATCCGGTTCCAGTTCCAGTCTTGCTTGCCGTCAATCCGCTCGGTGGCGATAGCGGTGCGGCGAAATTGATCGTTGACAGAACCCACGTTGTCGCGCCATTTCTTCGCAGTTCACGTGGAGCGTAATTTGGATGTACGAGCGTGAGGACATCGGCACTCTGCACATAGTGAATATCAAACAGATCCGCCTCGGAATACGGGTTTGGGATCTCATACACGCCAGAAGGCAACGCATACCAATACGTCGCATTCGGAGGCGTTTTGTTGATTGCCGTGGCAACGCAGTAGTAATTGGTTCCGCCTTGCGAAACGAGCGCGCCAACGGTGTATGGGATTGATGCCGTATGCGTTCCGCTGCCAGCAGTAGTAGTAATTACTGGTGTTCCGCCATTTGAAAGAGAAATTTGGAATGTATTCGCAGCGGCGTTCTTCACGTAGTACACGGTGTCAGGCAGCATTCCTGCTGGAAGCGTGCCAGTTGTCGTGAATCCGATTGCAGTTCCATTTGCAAGTCCATGCGACGTCCAGTTGATGATTGCTGGCGTACTTGCCGTCTGAACTCCACTGCCTCCGGTTGTGGTCAAAACCAAAGGACCACCAGCGCCGCTACCAACCAGAAATGCATTCGGGCCGGCGTTACGGACATAGTACGAAGTGTTTTGCGTCATACCAGACGGCAGACTGCCGGAGCTGCTGAACAGCACTTCTTGTCCATTTGATAAACCGTGTGAAGTCCACGACACCCGCGTTCCTGTGCTTGCTCTATGCGTTCCAGATTGCACGCCAGTCGTGTCAATTGCAGTACCGCCGCTTGTTAGCGACACATTGAAGGTGTTGGCGGCCGCATTAACGACAAAATACTCTGTCCCAACCTCAATTCCGTTTGGCAGCGCGTCTGTAGTTGTAAACGTCACAACCGTGTTGTTTGGCAATCCGTGTCCAGTCCAAGTGATTACCGCAGGCGAAGCGATTGAGATCGTTACGGTTGCAAACTGCGATTGCTGCAGCGTTACAGTTGCCTGTGCCGATTGCGTTACCGTAACAGCCGTTCCGCCGGCAACATATGCAGATGGAGAACCTGGCGTTAGCGTTGCTCCCTGTGTGTGGAATCGCGTGTAGCCAGCGCCCAACTCAATCGCCATCGTCTGCGTTGTGCTGTATGTGAATGGAATCAGCCTGGTGCGCTTGGTTGAATCCTTCACCTCGCGCACAAACTTGGTTCCCGGTCGGTTCTCTGCCGGACCCTGCGGCATGGCGATGAAGTTCCGCATCCTCGCTGCACCAGTTTGGTATTTCACGTCATCGACTCGACCAAACATCTCTGGCGACATCTCGCCGCCCGCAAACGAACGGAAGTAGATGCGTGTGGACGCCATGATTTACCGCCCGCTCATCCAGGTCGTGATGTGTTCAGGACGCACGTTTCGCTGGTTGGCGTCGGATGCACGGGCCTGCTGCAAGTAAGCAAGCATCATTTGTGCGCAACGCTTGCCTTCTGCCGCTCCTTCGCCGCCCTTGATGACCGGACCTGCCAGCATGCCAGCAAGGTGCCATGACAAGGACATAACAAACAGCGGATCGAACTTGGTCGGGTCCGTCACGAGAGCCTGATATCGAAGCAGCGCGTTCTCTTGGTTCGTGTAGATGACCTTGTTGCCGAGCGTGTCCGTCTCAATCACGTATTCCTGCGGCACATACACGCCAGCGTTAGTGATGGGCGGATTTGTAGCTCCGAAACCGTGGCGGTCGGCGGGATACGCACGCACCGCGTAATCGTTCTCTGCCTCTGGCGGCAGCACGGACACGGCAACCATCATGTCGCCAGGACATGCGTATGCGTATTGCCACATCGTGTACGGCATCGTGACAGATGCCAGCGACACGCGGCGGGACGCGAAGTTCCACGGATGCATTTGGAGCAGCCCGTCGCGGGCAATCGGATAGAAGCGGGCGCAATGCTCCGCCTGCGCCGATCCTTCCGGCGGATCAATGCTGGCGACTGTTGCCTCATCGCCAAGGTGCGCGAGTGCCAAATTGCAGATTTCGACTTCTGATGCCATACCTGCCTCCTAGTGATGGAGGGTGGCCGGTTGCCCGACCACCCTCCTTGTACACCAGTTCAGTAACCGTCAGTCCATGCGTTCAGTAATCGCCGTCTTGCGAGGCCGACCGGGCCGGCGCAGTGCCGGTACCGAATCATCCTGCTCAACAGGTTCGGGTTCAGACCCGACGCGCTCAAGATTTTTGTTCTGTGGGCCGTTGTACTCAAACACATCGCCAACTTCCCGCAGTCCATTGTCCACGAAGCACTTGACCTTTGCGCGATACTTGGGCATGGGTTCCTCCTATCAGGCGACCGTGAAGCCCGACGCGTACACCGTACGACCGTCCTGAATGTCCAGCACGATGTCTGCGCTGACGACGCCAGCAGAGTGCGTACCAGTAGTCACGACCTGCGCACCAAGGTAACGGAGTCGGCTTGCAGCGATCTGCTGCTGGCTGATCTTCACGGCAACCTGACGGCCGAGAGTAAGATCAGCAAGCACGATGGGGCCGACTTCGCCGACAATGATGTTGCCGGAGGCAAGCGTTGCGGACGAAGAAGCAACCACCTGGAACGTTGCGTTCGTACCGCCAGCAAGCGCGGTCGTGACGGTGAACACGACGTACAGGTCACTGCCAGCGCCGATGTCTCGGTTCTGGGTGCCCTGGCCGACCGTGTAGAGCGAGCCGCTAACCGTGGCGGTGTAGGCGGTGTTGCTCTGAAGGTCAACGACATCCGCGTTGACGTACGTGCCAGCGTTAGTGATCGCCCCGGTGCTACCGAGACGAAGATTGTTGTCAAGAATCATTGTGTGTCCTTTCTGCTTTACCTATTAGGTAAGGCGGGCTTCTGCGTTAATGAGGGCATCGACACGGCGGCACGGAACGCCGAGGAACGACAGCCACGAATAGGGGGTACCGAACTGCGACAGACCCTGCTGCACGGACAGCACGTTCTGAGCGCGATCCATCGCCTGGATGGACAGGCCGCCGTGAACGGTGCGGTTCATGTAGAAAGCCGCACGGCCCATTGCCATGTTCGGGATCCGGTACAGAGAACGAGTCATCAGCTTGATGAGCTGCGTGGCCGCGCTGGAAGCCTGCGTGTTGCTCGCGTTGGACATGTCGCTGGCGTCGATGTTCGCGATGCGAACGACGTAGCGCCAATCCTTCACGACCAAACCGTTCTTCCACTGGTAACGGGTCGCATACGCCTGAAGACGGTTATTGCCGTCATACACGGTCTGCTCACCGAGATCCTCGTGCATGAGGCCAGCGGTCGAACCCTTTGGGAACGGGCAATAAACGGTGTTGTCGCCCCAAACAACGAGGTACACCGAGGTGTTGTCGCTGCCGGTGCCGCCACCTTCGATGATGTTCTGGCCGATGCCAGTCGAACCGGGCGTCGCAGAGTAACGCGCAGCCAGACCGAGGAACGACTTCGGCTCAATGGCGGGGTTGCCATAGAACATGGTCGTGGCCTGAGTCTGATTCATGGCCTCAAGGAAGGCAACGTCTTCGGACAGACGGAACTGAGCGGTGTTGCCGTTCAGCATTGCCAAGTCCTTGTCCACTTCGCTGCGAGCCTCAAGGATTCCGCAAGCCTCGTCCACCTGTGCGGTGGTCGAACGGCTGTTCGGAATGCCCTGGTTCAGCGCACGCCAATAGACGGCGGGCAGACCAGTGCGGATCACGACGCGCTCGCCGGTGGGCAGGTTGCCCTCCTTGAACACGCAGTCCTCGAGGATCTCGTTGCTCTGTGACAGCAGTTCCGCGATGACCGGAACACGGCCCTCGGGATCGGTGCGCTTGGCCCAATCGGCCAGCGTGAGGTTGTTGGAAGTAAGCGTTGCCATTGGAAATTCCCTTTCGTGGAATTAGGTGTTGGTTGGATACAGAGCATCGGCTAGATCACCGAATGTCTTAGGGCCGTTCTTGGCCTGTCCGACGCTTCCGGTGACGATCCGATCCTCACTGATCGCCTTGCCTGCGCGGTACATGAACCGGATTACTTCCGGGTGATCGCCCAGACCAGACGCGTTGAGCAGCGTGCGAAGTTCGGATGTTCCGAACGTGTCAAGAGCCTTCTTGGCGGTGGACAGGTTCTCGGCAAGCTTGTCGCCGCCGAACTCCTGATCGGACCTAGCCGATGCAACCCACTCGCCACGAATGGCCTTGACCTGAGATTCCTGACGGCTAGCCAGCGTTGGCCCCATCCGATCAAGAATCTTCTGCGCGGCATCCTGCGTAAGGTTCAATTCACGGGCAACCTCGGAGAAGTTCTTCACCACCTCCGAGTCGAATTCTCGGCCTTCAGGCGCCTTGAATTCGTACTGTTCAGGAACCTTCGGCGCTTCGGCCTTGGGTTCCGTCTTGTTATCCGTAGCCTTGTTCTCCGTGGCCGGCGCGGCGGCTGGAGAGTCCTTCGACGCAGTTGCCTTCTGCCCATCACCATACAGCGCCTCTGCCGTCGCAGTGGTGCTTTCAGGTGCCGAAGATGCTTGGGAGCCGTTAGTTGGAGTTGCGGCTTCCATCATCGTTGATTCGTTCATCTGCTGTCTGCTCCTTCATCATGGTTGGATACAGTTCGGGGCACTGCGAATGGATCATTGACAGAATGCGAAGTCCGTAGTTCCTGTGACCTTCGGCGAATGACATTGCCATCGCGTTGGTGTTGAACGACGAACGGAACACTCCTGCGTGATCCAGAAGCCGCCAAATGATGCGACGGCCTCGCTTGTTGCCCATGAGCCACTTGATATCCGCTTCTTCATTCTCCCGAGCCAGCCGTTCGCGCAGTTCGCGTTCTGCTTTGCTGCGTTCCTGGCTGCGCAGGTCAAGCGGATCATAATTGCTCACGGCGGAACTTTATGGAGTTATTGATTTCCTACGGGCACCGTCACGTGCTGGTGATCTTGAGATTCCATGCCTCAAGCGTGACGAACTCGTTGGCGGTTGCAATCTGCCCGGTGATGGCGAACGTCTGCGCGATGCCGAATCCGCCAGTCGGGGTCATGGTGACGTTTGCGCCAGTTGACGTACCGTGTCCTGGTGCCGCGAGGGCATTTGAAACTAGGGTCGTGGCTGTGTTCGCCCACGCCTGCTTATCAACGGACAGGCTCGCGTTCGATGCGGCAACCGTCTGCGAATACCATCCGGCATCGCCGATGTTTACCTTGAAGATCTTGTTGTTGGCGCTTGCTGTCATCGCAAACAGCGCGTCAAGCTCAAGTTCCATGCCTAGCTTGATCGCGTTCGCCGGAATGGTCACCGAAGCAAGAGTGATGTCGTTACCGACAACCGTTACGGTTGGAGTGCCGAGACCGGCAGCGTGCGGGTAGTTGATAGTGATCTTCGTAGTGGCCGCGCTGACATCGGTGACGGTGTACAGGCCGTTGACGCCAGTACCGCCAGCCCAAGTGACGCTCACAAGCCTGTTCTGCGCGACTGCGTTCGTGAGGCTATGGATGCCGTCGCTCACCAAACGCACGCTGCCGCTGCTGTCCTCATAGGTCAGCGTGGTGAAAGTCGCGGCAGGAGCGACGATTGACACAGCTGTGGTTGTAGTGGCGTACGTCGGCTCGTTCCGCATGATCGGGAAGTACTTCTCGCCTCCGTCCGCGTCCTTGATGCCAACGATGTCGTTGGTCGTATTGTCGTAAAGGAAATTAGTGCCTTGCACAAGGTATGGCATAGTGATCCCTTTCAGAGTTCAAGTGGTGATGGTGAACCGTATCCGCTGAACATGTTCATCACGTCTGTCAGGCCGTTCTGTTGGCCCGGTCCCGTCGGAGACTGCGCCAGGTTCTTGGCCGTCTGCGACTGCTGATTCATAACCGCCATCTGCTCCTTGGCAGCCATCGCTTGGTTGCGGGCACCGCGAACCATTGCAACATCCTTATCTGCAATGATTAGCGACGGATCAACGCCAAGCATGTCGGCGTAAATGTCGGCCCACTGATCGCTGTCGAACTTGTCAAGGATGTCAGGCTTCATCTGCGCGATTGCGCCAAGGTTGCCGACGAACCGATCCACGGCGTTGGTGCCGATGGCACGCTGCGCCTGGGCCAGCATCGACACGAACTCCACGTTCAGGTCCATGCCCTGCAATTCTTCCGGAGGTGGTGGAACCGCTCCAGACTGGATCATTTGAGTGAAGGTAATTTCAACCAGCGGGTCCAGCAGTTCATTGTGCAAACGCTCGAGGACTGGCCCCAGCATCAGGAGTTTTTCCTCATGTCGCTCGGCGACCTCGGTTGCGGTCATGCGGGTGTAAGGTGCATTAGCGAGCATGAGGAACAGATCTGCGTAGAACGATCCACGGACGCGCTCGCGCACATCTTGGATATCGGCCAGCAGGTAGTTCAGATTGAGATTCACCTCAAACGCGGTCTTGATTCCCATGCTGGCACCATCCACGAACGAGATGCCACCCGGCAGCGTTTCCACATCCCGGTTCTTCATGCTCGTCGGAACCTGAAGCGGCGGCTTCGTTTGGTAGTCGATGGCCTGCGCCTTGCGAAGTTGCTCGTGCTGGAGCTGCTTCACATCTCCGAGAGCCTCCATGCCAGGGCTGTTTCCGTAGATGTCGCCACCGGCGGTAGCCCAACGCGGCACGAGCGCAGGGAAGTACGTGAAACCGCTCTCACGCAGGAACACGCCATCCTCGCCTCCGACCTCAAAGTACCAAGATCCGAACGGCATGTTCTTGCTATCGCGCTTGGTCATGTCTCGGTCCATGCGCGGCTCAATAGCGTGGATCACGGGAACCCACGTATCAAGCGTGCCTGTGTCGTACATGTTCTGCACGCTAGTAGAACAGTTGTCGTAACCAAATTCCTTGACCATCTGACTGACCGTCATCTCAAACTCTCGGTAGAGCGTGCAGACTCGGCCCTGTGCGTCTGTCGAAATGCAGTATTCGCCACAGGTCAGCGGGTAATGGTGGATGACGTTGTTGAAGTTTGGAAGCACGATGCTGGCGGCGGTTCCGAATGCTCCCAACTCCTCGTACATCATGTGCAGACTGCGGTATGTGTTCGACTTCTGGAACACCAACTGCATTCGCTTGGTCACATCATCCAACCACATCTTGACGGGCTGGTATGAGTTCAGTTCAGGATCCGGCGTTGCGAGTCTGAACCACTGCCGCGCCGGAGACGTGGCACCAGCCATCATGCCGGCACCGAGTGTTCGGAGCGCACGGGTTCCGGTGTTGTCGTAGATGTTGTTGTGACGGCGCCAACCCTTGTCGCGATCCTGGCGGAAGTAGCGACCGTTTCGTGGCAGGAGGTATGAAGTGATTTCCTGCCAATGCGCGAACCACGAAGCACGCTCGCTCTTGAGTTGACCCCAGCGCGTAAACAGCCTGTCGCGCTGTGGCGCGTTGTTGTACGACCTGTTATTGCCTGGGTATTCGCTCAATATCAACCTCCGAGAAGCGTGTTTCGGCCAAGGGTCAACTGTGACGGATCAATGCCAGCAGGACCAGTCAGCATTGTGGAGGCAGGACCGCCAATGCCAGTTTCTTGTGCCGCAGCCATGATGCTTGCAACATCTGGTGATTGCTGCTGGCTGCGACGAATGGCAGCTTGCGATGCCGTTGCCTGCTGCTGTGCCTGCTGAGTGGCCTGAGCCTGCATCGCGCTTTGCCGATTCATGGCTTCCTTCTGCGCCTTCTTGCCCTGCTCACCAGCATAAACGGCGTAGCCGGTTCCTGCCGCTGCTGCTGCCGCTGTTGCGACCAATGCGCCGACTGCGATTGAAGTAAGTGCTGCCATTACATGATCCTTTTCACATGAGTTTTTTCTGAAACTTGATAGTTCATACGCGCAAGCATGGATGATACGACTCCGCCATCACCAACCTCAAGATTGCTCATGCCAACCATGCTTGCGCCACTGTCTTTCGCCCATTGCTCAAATGCTTGAATGAGCCTGATTGCTGCCGTTCCTTTGCGGTGTTCCGGTGCCACCCACCATGCCAGTTCCGTTGCAATTGTGTGCCTTGGGGCGTACCAGGCTGGCGACAGCACGGCGACCAAGAGGCCCGAGACTGTGCCGTCTGTATCCGAGACGAACACCTTGGCGTGCGCGATGAAGTGCCGGATTGTGGCGCTGATCTCTTCATCGTTAGCCGTTAGCACGTCCGCGTAGGGAGTGAACGCCATGAATTGGCGATACATAACCACAATGGCATCATGGTCCGCTTCTGTTGCATCACGAATCATGGAAACCTGCGGCGAACGGTATTGATTTTTTCAGTCATTACGGGCACCTACATTGACTCGTATGGATCGTAATCCTTAGGACTGGTGTCGATCTTCTCGCGCACCTCTCTCGGTAGTTGCTTTGCCACCGGGTACGCAAACGTCAACGCCAGCGCATCTGCGATGTCTGGACTGCCGCCGCCCTGCAACCTTTTCTTGATTTCATCCTTCGACTCCAAGCATCGTTTGCCAACGGCGTCAAACCAATAGGTTGGCGTTGACAGTTCCGCCTTTAGTGCCGTGTCATTGGGGATGCTGCCGCCATTGCCGAGCCACTCCTTGACCTGCCACCACATCTCGGCACGGCGGTTTACGAACAGGTTTGGCTGGTTCGCCTTGCCACCGAATGGCACCTCCACGATGTAGTAATCCAACTGGCGCAAACGGTCGATGACTCCGGCACCGCCACCCACGTCGATAAACACGGCGTCAGGGTCGCGATCATCAATGACCTGCGCCACAAGTCCAGCCAATTGCATGTTGTCAACACCGTGGTGAATCATAGGTTTTTCCATGCGTAAGCCCTGGCGAACCACGATCACGCTACGGTCATCACCAAACCTGGCAGGATCGACGCCGACGATGAGCGGAAATTCAATCACATCGCCGTCTTGGTAAACCAGTTTGGAAGCCGACTCCACGTCCGACATGCTGATGAGCTGATCGCTGCCAGCCGCGCTGAAGTCACACAAATATTCGCGTGCGAACGCCGTCTCTGGCATATCGCGCTCAAGGCGCTGCACCTCCTCCGGGTCTAGCGCGTCTGTGTCATGCACCGTGTAGCGGGTCGCATACCAGTCAGGCAGGCTGCTGGCCCGGTAGAACAACTCGCTGAACAGGTTGATCCCTGCCGGAGTTCCGATGAACAACGCCCAGCCCTTACGGTCTGAAAGCGCCGGCTGGATGATGTCGTTCCAAACCTCTGGCCTGATGTTGGCTACCTCGTCAATGACCACGCCATCCAAGCGAACGCCACGCAAGGCATCTGGGTTGTCTCCACCAAACAGGCGGATCGTGGCCTTGTTGTGCCTGAATGTCACCGCCAAGTCAGCCTCGTTCACGTCAATAGCGCCGGCCCGCATGAACGCATCAAGTTTCTGCTTCAACCTAGCCCACGCGATGGCTTTCGCCTGCTTGAGGAACGGGGCCAAATACACATAGAACCCTAGGTCCAGCCTGCACTTGACGGCGTGGTCCAACAGTTCCATAAGTGCCAATTCCGTCTTGCCGGCGCGGCGATGAAGTGCCAGCACCTTGAACCTGGCCTTGGTCCTGTGGCAATCCTTCTGCCACGGTCTGGGCGCGTATGGGAACTCGACGTTGAGTTTAGTCGCGTGGGACATTTGTCACGACGTTCAGAACGATTCCGCCGCCGTGGTCCAACTGCGCCCTGTCGCCGTACTTCTTCGGATTCCACTTGGCAAGCAGCTTGAGGCGTGTCTCAATTTGTAGTCGCCTCCATTGGACCTGTACCTGATCCATCGGCTCGAGGTCGGCTAGACGCTGGCATTCGTCAGCAATCACGTCGTAGCCGTCCTCGCGTGCGCGGGCGATGCGTGCGGAGAAATCCGAGTCCTTATCCATCCAATCGTAGATGGTGCGCCATTCCGGGTTTCCTTCGATCCTGCACCACTCGCGCAGGGGCCGGCCTTCGGATATCCACCTGATGAGCGATTCAGCCTCCATCTGCGGCACGGGCATCTTGCCCGCTGGCCTTCCCACTCTCTTTGACCCTCTTCCAAGCGTGTGGAACCTGTCCCCGTCGCTCGTATCGGCAGATTTTGACAACTGTATCGCGCCGGATATTGAACATTCTGGAGAGGCGTCGATATCCGATTCCCTCTTCTTCGTGGAGGTATCGGAGTCGCTGGATGGTTTCTTCCGGGATCGTGGCATTGTGGTGCGTTGCGCCAATGCGGAAACCGCGCTCGTTGAGAGCGATTACTTTCGCTTCTTTGCGCGTGCTGGCAGGCTCTTGAAGCTCTTGGTTTTCTTGGCGAAGCGTGCTGCGATCTTTGGGTGCTTCGCGTACATGAACTTTTGCTGGGCCTTGGACTTGAATGGCATTACTTCCATCCCTTTCGGAGTTGTGCATAGGCGGCCTTGGATACGGTTGACTTGGACTTTGGTCGGCTGGTGCCGGCCTTGCGCCTGCGGTTGATGTTTCCGACCAGGCTGTTCTTTGACTTCTTTGCCATCATTGCTCCCAGTAAACGGTTTCGTTTCGCTTGTAGAACTTTAGGTTCTGCTTTGTGTCTGCACGAGTAAAGTGATTGTCCGACATAAGCAGGTAGTTGTTCGGCAGTAACGCAAACTGTCCAGAATCAAGGTTTATGAGATTCAGGGGTTTGTGTTCCTGCGGATACCTGCTGAACCCATCTGCCCAGTCGATGATGATGCCCGTATGCCGACCCTTTGCTTGCTGGTGTAGTGTAACTACGGGCATCCCTTCGAGATAGTGGGCATGGAATGTTTCAATGTGTTCACCCATCGCACCCCAAGGTTCGGTGGCATGAACCGGATTCGCAACCTCATCAGTGGTGAACAGCATTTGCATGGGAATTCCGCACCAATGCGCTCCGCTTTCAAGCAGACATTCAGCCATGAGTCCCTGTCCAGGTCGGCAGTAGACGGCATGCCATATGCCTCGCGTGTGCCCCTTGGGCATTTCTGGACCCAGTGCCACGTTGGACACGTTCACATACAGGTGGAACGGAAGGTTGGCGTGCCTACCCATTAGCCCCTGCTCGTCTTTCCGCTGCACTTCCACTTCGCACGCGAAAGCCGCAACGGGCTGTTTGGGTTCTTGGCTGCTTTGGGATGTGCCTTCAACTGCGCAAAGCTACGGGCGCAATATGCGTCCCCCTTCGCGGTGCCTGGCTTAATGCGGTCGCCTCCGCCCTTGGCCTTGCCGGCCTGACCGTATGAAACCTTGCGGGTTCGGCCAGTCGCCTGGTTCCGCACCACCTTTACGAATCGCTTGCCTTTCGCTGGCGTCGGCATGTGTCCTCCTTGGACGGTTTGATTCTGCGAAACTGTAGCAGAAACATAGCCCTTCCGATTGCGTCGCTGGCGGCCTGTACTGTCGCCTCATCCAGCGAAGGCACCGCCGCATGCAGGACCTCGTGAGCGATGACCGATGCAAGCCGCTGCTGAGGCAGGTTCCTGCGGACACGGATGGTTGGATGCGGCCCTGGCGGGTGGTCGCAGTCGCCTAGCCAGTCCTTTGGCAGGTCTTTGGCGCGGACGAGCTTGATTCTCCACCGCCTTGAGTTGATGGTGAGTCTGGCCTCATGTAGCACGGGTCACCTCGGCTGCCAGTCGGTACTCGCTCTGCTTGCCTGCAATGTGCAGACGCATCCACACTGCACCCTTGCTCTTGGGTGCCATGCCGCGTTCTACAGACCATCCCCCAAATCCGTCGCCGTGCTCACATTTGTAGGTGCCAATGCGCACATGCAGCTGCTCGTCGATCACCACCTCGGCTTGCCCGTTGAACTGGCGCAGGCGCTCGCGTGCGATTGGCACGGTCCAGTGGTGGTGCGAGTGTCCAGTAATCACCATGTCAGCGTCAGGCCAGAACGAGGCATGCCGGCGGGTGTCCAACACGCCATGGGTCATTAAAGCGCCGCCACCCGCCCCGTGAAAATAACGCACACGGAAAGAGAAGCTTCCGCCCTTACTTGTGATCAGTCGGAACAGGACGTAGCCGCCGTAGCCGCCAGAGTAAACGGGGCAGGGCGCGCTCGCACTGAGCCCGGCACACAGGCGCTCGGTCAGGTCGGTCTCGTGGCGCTTGGTGATCGCGGTCTCGTGATTCCCGCGGCCGATCACGACGAAACGATTGGCGTATGGCTTGTAGAACTCGGTCGCCTCGCGCACGAGCGCGTCGAGGTAGTCGCCGCACTGGTGCTCGGGCCTGCATGCGCTGCGGTCGGCTCGCGGATCCCACTTGCCCTGCATGCAGCAAAACAGGTCTCCGCAGTCGATCACGCCGCCCTTGCGCCTCACCAGTTCGTCGAGGTGCTTACGCTCAAGGTCTTGGTCGGTGTGGCTGTTGTCGTGGTGGCGATCAGATGCAAGCAACCCGTTCCACTCAAACGCATGCGGCGTGTCCGCCAGCATGGTCACTCGGTGAATGTTGCGGCCCATCTTTTCAACGGTCCACCTTGAGCCTGGCGATGCGCCCTCGCGCCAGTAATGGCCTTCCAACGTCTTTAGGACACGTTCAAGTTCATTACGCGCCATCCCTGACCTCCCACCGCTTGAGCAACAGCTCAACCCTCGGATTCTTTGAGTCAACGAAAATCAACAACGGCAGGTGCGTCAGGGCAGAATCGTCTTTCAGTAATCCAGCATCAACCAGGCCATCGAATGTTGCCTTGAGGCTTGATAGGCAATTGTCCTTGTCGCGTCTTCGATTGTCCCGTGCGTACCAGTGGACCTGGCATGTGGACTCTTTCCATCCGCCCTTCTCGCCAGCCTCGTGCATGGCAATCTGCGCGCTCGCCCACGATTCAATGCGCGCCCGTTTCGTTGCCTTCATTTTGACAGCCCAATGAACTCTCGCGTTCGCTGAAAGCGTGCGCGCCGGTAGTCCAACGGTAACGGTAAGTACGTCAGGCATAAGGGCATCCTGCCAAGCCTTGAGAATCTCACGGGCACTAGCCGTCCGTGGCTGGTGGCCCATCATGGTGTCCCCATCTTACTCGTCATTTTCCCGTTCCGGCCGGCGAAGTTTCCGTGGGATCGGTTCAACTGCTGCGAAGACCTGTGCAGCCAATCGAAGTCCGTGGATGGCCTCGTCCATATCAAGCGGCGTTGGATAGTGCTTCAGGCAAGCTGCCGCCTCGTCCCTGAGCGGTTTCGGTACACCAGGCGTGCGTTTTGCGTCACACAACGCCCTCAGTAGGTTGCGCGTCTTGGCAATGGCTCTAAACCGTTCGCGTGGAAGGGTCATGGATTCTCCTGAAAGCAGTCCCACATCAATTCCCGAGCGGCGACGCGTGCCGCAGCGTGATCTTCATTCGCTGCCAACACGCAGAGTGATCGTCGCAACTGATCGCGCTCGGCTTGGGCCTTCAAAAGCGATGCATGCAGATTCGCCACCTGCTGTCGAAGTTGCATGATGTGATCCGAGTCAGTCATCCGTGTGCCTCCTCAATTGCTGCATAAACCATTCCGACCGTGTACGCGCTCCATTCCTCAACCTTGGGCGACAGCGGCGTGCCGTCTAACGCGCCGACCTTTCGGCATCGTGCGACCGCTGCTGCGATGACTTCACGCGGAGCAAGTAGGACGGCGTTGCGAGCAAGCTTGCGCTCGCGTTCAATTTCATCCGGGTTTACGCCGTCCTTCCACGCCTGCGCGTGAATTCTGGAACGCTTGGTGTTGCGCCGAATCTCCCCGGCCAGCTCCTCCGGCTTGACGCTAGAGCGCGAGAGGGTCAGGCGCATGGTCTTGCACGCCTGCACGATGTCCTCGTGGCTGAACTCATCCAGCACCCCGGCGGCTTCGGCGTGCCGCTTGGAGTCGGGCTTTGCCCAACTGCTGCCTCCGAAGTGTTCAAGAATCACGGCTGCGGTTTCGGTTCTCATGGTGTCTCCACAGGGTCAAGGTATCGTCCCTGGCCTAGCCAAGTCGCGGGGTGTGGGATGAACTTCGGGTCGGACAACTTGTGCTGCTTGGCGAGCGCGTTGATCCGCTCCTCCATCCAGATCAGCGCATCAACCGGCTCGTCATGCTCAAAGTCTTCCATGACCTCTCTCACGGCCTTGTCCAGCAGGGCCATGGCCTTCTTCCTGCCTACCTTGCGCGGGAACCGTTGCCAGAGCGCGTCCAGCGCGGCCTGCGGGATCGTGGCTCGTCGGTTTGGCTTCGGATCATTTACCGATGAAACAGGCTCGACGGCAACGCCGTTGAGCGTATGTTTTTGTTCTGGTGTTTGATCTCTGAACTCTGAACTCTGACCTCTGATCTCTGATCTCTGACTCGCCATACCGTTGCCATCGTTTAGCGATGACTGCTGGATGGCTATAGCCATTCCGTTGCTATGGCTACCCCATCGCTGTTCCGCTCCGCGCTTGCCGCGCTCAGCGGCTGACAAGCTCTTGGATCGCATTGTTTCGCGGTCGCGCTCCTGTCGTGCGTTGCGGCGCATGCCGTCCGGGCTGATGGGAAACTTGGAATCCAGAACTGACCAGCACGCCTTCGCGCCGGGAGCCATGCGGTCGATGCGTTCGATCTCTCCTGGCAACCCGCCGTTCACCCACGAGTACCAGAGCAGCGTGATGTACACGCCGCGCTCCTCCATCGTCCATGCGGCAGTTGCGTTTAGGAAGTCGCTGCCGTAGAACTTCAGGAACGCAAGCGGTGCGCCCTCGCTTCGTTCAGGTTGTAGAATCACAACAGACCTCTCTGCGCCCACTACGGCGCGTACGGTTTAGAAACCGCCCCGGTTACACGCCGGGGCTGTTTCGCTTTTCGATCATATCAATCCGCTCGCCGATCCATTCCATGCAATTAACAGCCATACTGTTTCCGAGCGCCTTGTAACGCGGGCCATCGGGGCATTGGTCTGCGGGCTTTCCGCGCCACGGGATGAGCGTCCATTCATCCGGGAATCCCTGAAGCCGCTCGCATTCGCGAGGGGTCAAGCGGCGCACGGTCATCGATGCCGCATGAACCGCAGCAACCTGTTGCGTGACTTCTGCACTTTGTGGCGACCTTGACGGGTCGTTGTGTGCTGTCAATGTTGGAGCCACACCAACCGCCACCGCCTGCTTGTTGTTGCCTCCACCTCCAGCTTCAACCGTGCAGGCAACTTCTTCTTGTGCGCCAATTGTCCGTGCCGCCGCGCTTTGCCCAGACTTGAACGCCACCGCAATGCTGGCGTGGCCTTGCGATCCTCTAGTTCCCATGCAATGCGTTGATCCGTCCGTGCTGCTGATCGGGTCTTGCAACGGGTGGAACGCCACCGCTACCGTAGTCGCTCGCGTATCACCCTGATCGAACAGCGAGAGCGTCGGGTTCACTTGACCATCAACCCATGTCTCGTCATCGGTGTTGGACTGGGCGCGCTTGGCTTTGGTGAATGGCTGCAACACGACTGGGTGATTCATCTCATGGAAGCCGCTGCTACCTGTTGAAGCTCTACACGACGGCGCAGTCCCATCCTGAACCAATCCTGTTTCGTTGTTCTGCCAGCGGTAGCCGATGGGCTGTGCGACCAAATTGAAATGCTCTGAACCACTCGGCCCGCCTGTTCCTTTTGACCATTTGGTGCAAACGCTGCTCACGACTCCTGGGTTGTTTGGCATCCAGCCGCCGCTTGTAGCGCCGCCTTCAGCATCGGCGGCAACGCCTTGCCCCTTCGCTCGGCGCGTCGAAGAATCCCGCTGCACGCTTTCGGACTCAAAGAGAACCTGGGCGGCAGCATTTGCGTTTCCAAGACATCCGACAACGAACACACGTCGCCGGCGCTGCGGCACGGCGCGTGGGTGCCGTTGTGTTCGCACCCATTGAGCGTCCAAGACCCGGTAGGCCCACCCATACCCCAGTTCCCCCAACGCTCCAAGGAAGGAACCAAAATCCCGTCCTCCGTTCGATGACAAGACACCGGGGACATTTTCCCAAACAATCCATCTAGGCCGTAAACGCCGAGCGATCTCAAGATAGGTAAGCATGAGTCCTCCGCGTGGGTCTGCGAGTCCTGCTCGGAGGCCGGCAACGCTGAAGCTTTGACAAGGGGTTCCCCCCACAAGGACATCAATGGTTTCGGGTTCGATTGGCCAGGTTGCATGTTGAGTCATGTCTCCGAAATTTGGAACGTTGGGATAGTGATGCGCGAGTACCGCGCTTGGGAATGGTTCGATCTCGCTGAATCCGACCGGGGTCCAACCCAGGCCATGCCACGCAACGGTGGCCGCTTCAATGCCACTGCATACGCTCAGGTATCGCATTTCAACCTCCAAACGCGAACAACCCTGCCGTGCGTGGATGGTCTCAAGCTGCGAATGACCTGACCAGTCCATTGGAATGAACAGTCAAACACGCTGCCGGCCGCGTTTCCAAGGTCAGCGTAATTCAATCCGTCATTCGCCATCGCTCCAGCGACATCGTCGGCATGGACCGTGCCGTTGCGACGGACGAGCATCAACGCATACACACGCGCCAATCCCAACAACTCGGATCGTGATTGTGCTGCAACAGCCTTGCCATGCAACTTCAGTCTCTCTGCCCCTGCTGCATCGAAAAGGTTCATGTTGCCTCCTGTGAAAGCACAGCATCAATCGCTGCTCGGGCCTGCACAATCCAGTTCGCCCTGTCAATTGGCGTTCGGTAACACCGCTCCACGCGCTGAATCATGTTTGTGGTGTTGCTGGGGCTGTTGCTGACCAACATTGAAATTGCGCTACGCGACAGGCCGGTTAGGTTGTGCAGCGCGTCGAATGCCATGAGGCGCGCAACAACGCTGTCCTTGTCCTTCTTGCCCTTCTCAGGCCACCTGAAACCTCGTGCGGCCAGCGCATTTTGAATGCCCTTTAGTGCTGCGTCTTTGGCGTACATCAGGAAATCCTCAAATAGGGTTGCTTCTCAACCAATCGTGCAAATGGAAGAACCTTTCCGCTCTCCAGTTCGGTGCGGATCTTGTCCTTATCTGTTACATGAATGATCTCCTGCTCCACATACTCCGGTGGAACATCTCCAATCAACTCTAGCGCAGGCTTTCCACCAGGCATCGCAACCGTTGCACGGAACCGCGTGGTTTCCACTTTCTTCATGCCCTCACTCTGCATCACGCGAAGCACCTGGTTTTTGAACCAGGCAGCCACGGCCTCGTCACGCCGTGCGCGGTCTGCGATGCGCTTGGCCTCGGCCTTGCGAGCTTCGGCCCGAATCTCAATATCGCGCACCAGCGCCAACACGTCATCAATTGCAGCAGGAAAACTTTCAGCCTGTTGCGTGAGGATCGCAAACTGGCCTTCCATTTCCTCTGTCAACTCGCCGCTGCTATCAAGCAGCATTTCCTCTAGTTCCTGCGCCGCCGCTGTCGCTTCGTGTACTCGTGTAAGACTTTTCATGTTGTTGTCCTTTCAGGGTTCTTCTCGTGGAAACGGATCGGGTTCTGGTTCATCTAGCGGTTCCGGCTCGCAATCAATTTCCTCTGCCTCCGGTTCCTCGTCATCGCCAAACCAATACTCAGCATCAAATCCTGGTGGGTAATTGCTCATGGTTGATCTCCTGTGTTGGTAAAACCCCCGGCGGAACTTTCGCTCACGCCGGGGGCTTTCCGGGGGGTCAGAACGGAATGTGGTCTTCCTCAACCGCGACTGGCGCGGCCTGCTGTTCAATGGATTCTAACACGGTTCGGATGCCGTACAAAGTCCAGCCATACTGGCCCTCCTGCACGAACCCCGAGACGGCCTGACCGCCCAGGGCATCCTGCGCTGCTTGCATCACGCGGTCATCGAAGCAGGAAGCCCACTGCTCTGTACCACCAACATCCAGCAGGATGGGGTAGCGGTTCGACCCCTTTGTTGTGGGCTTACCCTGTCCGACTCGCCTGATGGTCAACCCGCCACGCCACGCGCAATCCTTTGGCGGCCGAGATGCCAACACCTCGCCAAATGCGCTAGGAGCCGCTGTGGCGCGTTCCGTGGCCTTGGCCTGGGTCTTGGTAGTCTTGGGAGCAGGAATGTCTTGCTGGGCATCCTGCTGCGCCTGAACGGGCTTCGGTGCAATTGTGGTAGAGTTATCAACAACTGTAACCAGAATTGGTTCTGGCTTGGCCGGCTGCTTGGTAGCAACCGCTGGCGTCGGAATCGGCAGTTCGTTGTCTGCCTGGCCCATCTCCTCAGCCGTGTAAAGGCCCGACAGTTCCGCCGGGAATGCCTTCCGCAGGCTCAACATCTCGGCGCACTTCGCCAGCATCAGGCTCGGCATCTTCGGCCACATTCCGATCAGTTGGCCTTCCTTGCCCTTCTGCGCGTACTCGCGCCACAGAGCTACCGCCCAAAGCGCCTCGCTGAATCCGCGTCGATAGACGCCGACCTTCGCCGCAACTGGCGGGACAGGCGACAGCCACACGTCCTTCCAAACCCCGTCATCGCCGCACCAAAACGGTCCGGCCTGGCCGGCGTATTCGCCGCTGCGCTGCGCGGTCAACCGCGCTCCGTCGATGCTGACCTGTGTCTGCATGACCTCACGCTTCTCGCGGCTATCCCAACGCTTCACCGCGTAAATCTGACGGGCGAACGGATCAAGCCCAGTGCGCTGGCAAATTTGACCAAACAGGGACAGCTCATCCGCAGAGCAGCCCTTCGCCACGGTGCGGGCAATCAGCCCCAACGTGTCACTATCCATCTTCGCAATTGTCATGGTGTTCTCCTGTTGTGCCTCGCCGACGCGGCTTGGCTGCATCACAATACAGCGTATCGGCACAAGCGCAAGGGGTTCCGTACACATTCTGCATGGATTTATAAATGCAAAGTGTATGCGTCCAATATGTGTCACGCAGCATTGCACATGGATGATGTTGACATTGCGTGTTATCCATGTACATTGCAGATATGAGAATTCGCATTGTTGACCGCACCCAGGCCAAGAAGCAGCGCGACGGAGAAATGCGCCTGCGGCCGGCGGAGCCAATCCGATCACTGGAGGAATGTGCAGAAATCATGGGTTTGACCATGGAGCAGGCGATGTTTCATCACACAAGTGCAATTCAAAAACTCGGCAAAGCCCTGTTTGGGTATCGCACCGAATTTCGTAAAGGTCCGTCGCGTAGCTGACCGATGACATCCCCGCCAGCACGGTGCTGGCACACAACCCGTTTCAGGAGAACACACATGTCACAGTCAAAGTTTGTCGTTGTTCATCTCACAGAGTCCGAGGCCACGTTCGTTCGCGACAGCATGCGGTTGATCTGCATGAATGAGTCTGGCGACTCGGCCGATATGGCGTCGCAAATTGAGCGCGTGATCGCTCGCAATTTGAATCCGCGCCCACAGGCATCGCGTTTGTTTCACAACATGTTTGCGGACCTCTATCCGGAGGGTCGCGAGTGAATAAGCCACAACCTGTTCGTGAGCCGAGTCTGACTGACTTTTACCTCGGCTATGCCTTTGGTGCCCTGTCAATCGCGGGCTTCCTCGCGGGAGCATGGAGCAAGGAGTTCCTACAATGGCTCGTGCCATGACCCCAACACAAACCGTCTCCGACATTCTGTCCACTCTTCCTGCGGCCGGAAACGATCTCAAATCTGTTCAGTTTGTTAGCACGTCAACAGTTCACCAACTTCGCGAAGCATCACAGAATGCCGTGGTTGAGGAGGAGATCCTGCACCGCCTACTCGCACGGTGCAGGGTGATCGTGTACCAGCACGTGATTCGTTGCCAGGTGCAGGCGGATGCGGATGCAGCTCTAGGCGAAAACCCACATCCACGCAGCGAGCAAATGCTGTTGGATGCCAGGGAACTATTGGCAGCCGTAGACGCCAGGTTGGGGGTGGACAATGACTGAATGGATAATCATTTCGCTACTGGTTGGATTGGCGATTCTGATGTTCCGTTTTAATCGCCGGCTAGAGGGGCAGATGCGTGTTGTTTCAAAAGGCTCGCAGGCGCTTTCAATTTCCCAAACTCGCACGGTCTTATGGCATAACCAAGAGGTTCCGTGGGAGGCCACACACATCGCATGGATCATGCTAGGTGAGAGCGATTATGGAACAGTCCATACGCTGTCCATGCAAGACATCGAATCCGTGCGGCGGGACATCGTGACGGCTGATTCTCCTTTGGGTCCAATCATCGCAAAGTCCATTGAATTGGAAATGGACATGCTTGGACGTGGGTGCAGAGCAGCCAGCGAAATCATGTACGCCATCGCACGGATTGATGGTTCAGGAAACGAAACGTGGCTATCCACAGATGGAGCATGGGTTGCGCGCTGGTCGCCCAGCGCCGATGTGCAAAACATCTTTGGCGACCACCGTACTGTCTCGCTGTAGACTCGGGGAGGTATGTTCTCCCTGCGCCCCGGCCTGGCTTCCGTCAGGTCGGGGTTTTTATATTATCCGCGCATGGCAAGGATGCCGAAACTTACAAGACCACCAAATCTGATGGATGTTCTACTGAGCGCGCAGGGACAAATGCACGCACATGGTCACGCGCTCGTTGCAACAGACATTGCAGCTGTACACGATGCTCTGCGAACAATGCTGACCCTAACAGCGTCAGGGGATGTGCTGTTTGCGGATGAGTTGAGAAACATTCTGAACATCAAACACTCCATGCCGGCTAGGCGTGGCACATCACTCGACCCAATGGTTGCTGGCAGATTGTTGCGTCGAATGCAAGCAAAGTGACCAAACACGGGAAAGCGTTATTTGGGGTCTTGCTGTTCGACGTAACTGGGTGGCACGCAGTACCAACCCTCTGGGATCGTGACGGTGTTGGGTGAAAGCTCCCACCCGTCAGCAGTCAGCGTGTAAACACGCACCTGGCAGGCAGGGCCAATGCGAACCGGGCTGCCTTCACTTACCAACGTGACTCGTGCGCATCCAGTCACGCACACGCTCGCCAGCGCGAGACAGCAAAGTCTTGTCTTGCTTCGCATTGGTTGCCTTTACCTTTCCAATGTCGCCGCCAAATCGCGCCAGTACCTCGGCCACGATGGCTGCAATGAGTTGTGACAACCAGGCCATCAGTCGGCCTTGCTAGCGTCCTTGGC